ATTTCATCATCAAAACGTGTGTCCTGCGCAATAATGTCGCCTGCTACAAGGTTTTCGAATAATGTTTCGTGTGAGATTGCACCGCTTTGCCAACTCTTAACCAAACTATCCACGTCCTGAGCTGTCATGCTATTAGGGATAAAATCACGGTTTAACTCAACTTTAACTTCACCCGTAATGTTTGACCAATCACGCAACCATTCCATGATGTGTGTTAATCCAACGCTAATAGATTGAGCAATTGACGCTAATACGCTGTTTTCACTTGACCTGTGGATATTTGCCGTTTGCGCTGCTTCAGCCGCACGTTTTTCGGGTGCTAAAATACGCGCCCCCAGTGTTGCCATCATTGCCTCTTTTGAGCGCAACGCCTCACGCAATTCACCTAAACCTTGACCAGTAAATTCAAGATAAAACGCTTTTGATTGTGGGTCTGGCAATAGCCACGCTGTACCGCTACCAATTCTTAATGACGCGCTTTTATCGTCTGAATAATATCCAGTGACGACAGGTGTCGGCAGTCCCGTAAAGTGCAATCCGTGTTCGTAGTCTGCTGTGGTTCTGTAATGCGACAAGTTAACGTCAACAAGGTCTAGCAGTGGTGGTTTATCAACGCATGGTGAATTGTCACGAACGCCAAAAAACTCAAACGGGATTTTGTTAATCACGCGCCCGTTAATTTGTGGGAATATCTCTTCCACTAAAATAAATTCACCGCGCTTGTCTTTACGGAAAACACGTTGCCGATATGCGCCATTGACCAAATCTAAAACGCGCCATTGTGGTTCGCATTTAGACTCAAACTCATCTACTGCGATATCGTTTTCTTCTTCAAGCACAACAAGCGTTAATTGTTCAACGTTGTTAATACGTCCAGTTTTCCAGTTAATGATTGATTCTGCGTCATACATTGTCGCGTAAGGTCTTGCGCCTTGTGCCTGTGCTTGCGCAAGTGTTACCGCGTTAACAATAGGTGGGTAATCGACAAGAACGCCACAACGTCCAATGGTGATGACTTCTTCAGATATTACCTCAGCAAATTGATGCAACGATAAACCGCCCATTGTCACGTCTGCAATAATATTATCCATTGCTGCAGGTGCTGTGATGACTTCGGGTTTTAGGAATAGCATGCCGCTTAAGCCATCAATCGTTCTTGCTGTAGCGTTGTAATATAACGCGCGTTGCTTGTAAGCGTAATATTCAGCGTCAGTTTGACCGCTTAGACGTGGAAGGTATTTAACGCCATATTCGTGGATCTCGTCTTGCCCTTCTGACGCGTGTTCGCATCGTTCCCATATTTCATAATATTCATGATATTCGCTGTGCTTTGTGTCTACGCTCATATTAAATGCCTGTAATCTGTGCCAAATTTGGTCTATTGTGAATCACTGGGAATTTGAACGCAATAAAATATCCACTACTATCAACCCAATCATCAATTGCAGGGTGAGTATTAAATTTTTCTGGTTCAAGCCTATCATCATATCCTTGAGTTTCTAGCGCGTTGGTTAAGTTTGGGCATTTGTCGGTATTGATAAAAAAACGTCCATGCGAAAGCAATCCATTGTAAGAGTTAATCCTATCACGCACGGCTGGATTAGTTGGATTATATTGCAGTTGATAGCCTGCTTGTCTAATCATGCCAATGTCGGATTGACTGGCGTTTGTTCTGCTTGCTTTTCCGCTTGCGTCTGGGTAAATAATTATTTTTTTATTTTCATATCGCGTTAGATTGTTAATAAAATCTTGCGTATCGTGTGAAACAAATTCATCAACAGCGATAGGAACATTATTATCAATGACAAAAACAACAGCACAAGTGCCACCAATATTGAAATCAAGACCGATATGAATAAGCGTATCGTGTTCATTTAATACCCTTTGCACATGATGTTTTTTGCGATCAAAAAAATGATAAACTTTGTTTTTATTTAATGATACAAACTCGCCTTCTAAATATAACTGAGCAAGGATTGGGTCGTAGTTTAAAAGTATTTGTTGCGCGTAATCTTCAGGCAACCATTTATTTGAATAAGTTGACGCTTTAAATAATTCATATCCACGTTGTTTGCGTTTAACCCATTTATCGTAGACAAATCCATTAACGCCTTGATCTGGTGTAGTAACTAAGCCAATAGTGTTTTTTCCTTTGCACGTTTGGCGATTACGTTCTGATATTTTACGCCATACTAAATCAGCTTTATCTTTTTTGAGCGTGTCCAACTCGTCACAGATAGAATGTGCGACTTCGTAAGCAATAATTCTTTCTGGGCGGTCATAACTTCTAAAAATTATTTTCCCAAATCCATGCAGTTGAATTGTATAAGCCGATTTATTTACTGAGTAAGGTATATTGAGTGCATTTAAATCCTGCTCAACACCAACCATTGCTCGTAAAACTAACAAGTCATAGCTTGGCATATAATATGCCCCGTCTGCGTAAGGGTCAGCAAGCAATAACCTAATAAGCCTTAATGTTCCTGCGCGTGATTTTCCGCTACCAAGTCCGCCAACAATAGCCGGAAAAGGCTCAAGGCAATTTATAAATTGCTTTTGCGGAGTGGTTAGCCTAATCAGCATCAGTAAATAAAATAGGCTCTGAGCGTTTATCTATTACTTCAACTTCTTTTGTTTCTTTCCAGCCCATTTGTGTTTTGCTCCACCATATCATTGCACTGGTATCACCACCTGTTGCTTTTTGAAATAAAGTTTGCCCTATTTTGCTGTTGGCTTTAGCTTTGCCTTGTATCAATTCTTTTTTAAAATGCTTGGTAAGTGTTTCGTCATCAATGCCATCACGCACTAATGCGGCTATTTGTAAAACAGGCACGCCATAACCACTCATGGATTGCACCATTTTACGTTCTTCTTCTGTTGGTTTAAATACTGGTCTTGCCATAATTTTCTTTTATAGTGTCGAAAAACGGGCTTTATTTGATTGGAGCGTGACGGTAGGTACTGCCCCTCCGCTTTCTAACTGGTCGCTAGAAATAGCCTTTGTGTCACGCTTTGGATAAGGTTTTGATAATAATATTACATTTTGTTTTATATTATCATCTAATGGCATCAAATATCTATGTTTTGATGAGCCAATAATAATTTTAAATCCTTTTGAAATATAATTTTTGTGGCTTCCAAATTGTTTTCTAAATGCTCTTCCATGATAACGTTTGCCATTATATAAATATTCTTCTGCTGGTGTTGTTGTTCCTGTATAAATCCAATTTGTGGCTTGATATATTCCTCCATGATGCCCTTGTTCTTTATCTGCAAATGAAACAATTAAATTTATTTTTTCATTTGTTTTTTTTAAAAATTTAATTGCAATCATCATTATTTTGCTTACTGGCGTTAAATGATTTTTTAATGCAATTCGTACTAATTCAACACATTCTGTTTGATCGCAATTATAGGGTTTTCCAACATCTTTATTTGCGCCTCTGCCAAATATTACAACGCCAATAAATTTACCATTTTCCCATGCTCCTATTTTTACTAATTTTCCAACAGGAATACATTTACTATAATGCCAATTTTCACAAGCATATTTTGCAGCTTCATGAGTAGCAAAATCTATTTTTAATTCATGCTTCACGGCTATCAAACTCTTTTCCACAATGTGGACAATGTATGTATTTTGGATCCAATTGATCTAATTTTCCTTGATCTTCTTCATTTCCAGCATCAAAGTTTTTTTCTTTATCAATGTCTAGCTCATCAACATCAAACCCAAGCAAATCCAAATCAAACCCATCATCAGATAATTCGCCCAGCTCTAACGCCAACAAATCATTATCCCAACCGCTGTTCAACGCCAAGCGATTATCTGCAAGGATATAGGCTTTCTTTTGCGTCTTGGTGAGGTGTTTAAGCTCAATGGTTGGTACTTCATCAAGTCCTAGCTTTTTAGCCGCCATAACTCGACCATGACCGGCAATGATGCCATTCTCACCATCAACCAAGACAGGCGAATTAAAACCAAACTCTTTTATACTTGCAGCAATTTGCAAAACCTGTTGTTCGCTGTGTGTTCGTGCGTTGTTCACATACGGTATTAAATCAGCCGTTTTGCGTTGTGTAATTTCCATTCTCGTTCCTGTATTAACCATCAAGTAATTAAACCCCAACCTAGCCGTAGAAGCGTTGCAAGCAAGACAGCTAGAAGAACTGCTCCCGTCTTTTTTTCGTGCGAGAGGACACGCGTTAAGGTTTAATTCTTCATGGTTAAAAAGCGCATCACCCGTGCAGGAACACGGGCAACACCAAAAGCAGACAAGTGCTTGTCTTTCCAAACTGTCACCAGTCCACATAACGTGTACAAGCTGGTTCGGTACACTCCTTCCTGTTTTAATCTCTTGGTAGGCTAAGAGAAACACCCACTCAAATCAATCAGACCCTGAGAAGTTATGAATTGATTGAGTGGGCTCACAACCCCAAGGAACGGGTTTTGTATTGGCCAACCAACCCAGTCATTGATAAATCGCCAATATTAAAAAGTGATTTCTGGGTTGGTTGGGGTAAAAATTAAAAAACCCCTAGTAACTAACCGAGCAGGATAAGTTAAAAGAGGCTAAAAGGTGAGTTTTAAATTTAACACTTCTGCTCAAGCAAATTTAAAACGTACAGCAATTATAATCTTTTTAGCCAATATG